CTGAGCGGTGCCGACCTGCGCGGTGCCGACCTGAGCGATGCCGACCTGAGCGGTGCCGTCCTGAGCGATGCCGTCCTGATCGGTGCCGTCCTGCGCGGTGCCGTCCTGCGCGGTGCCGTCCTGCGCGATGCCGACCTGCGCGGTGCCGACCTGCGCGGTGCCGACCTGAGCGATGCCGACCTGAGCGATGCCGTCCTGAGCGATGCCGTCCTGATCGGTGCCGACCTGCGCGGTGCCGACCTGCGCGATGCCGACCTGAGCGAACAGAAAAACGACTTCTTCGACATCCTTCTGCGCGCCCAGGGCGAAATCGCGGGCCTGCGCGCTGCTCTTGTCGCTGGTCGTGTTGATGGATCAACCTACGAAGGCGAATGCGCTTGTCTTGTCGGCACCATCGCTCACGTTCGCGGCGGTCAATACGACGCGCTCGGCAATGGCCTAAAACCCGACGCATCGCGCCCGGCTGAGCGCTGGTTCCTTGGCCTTCGCAAGGGCGACACGCCCAAAACCAGTCAGATCAGCCAGATCACGGTCGAGTGGCTGGATGAGTTCGTGAGCTTGATCGCGCCGCCTGCCCTCGCCGCTTAACCCCCACCACGTAAGGACCCGCCCCATGTTCCCCATGACTTTGACCATTCACAACCCCGGCCAGCTCAACGCCATCATGGCCCTGCTGACCGCCGTCCCCCAAGAGCCCACCACGGCAGAGTTGGTGCAAATCGCCGAGGCCCGCGGCGCCGAGATCAAGAAGGAAGCCGCCGCGCCCAAGGGAAAGTCTGCCCCGAGCGACAAGGACCCTGCCCCTTCTTCGCCTACTGCAACGGCGGAGACGGCACCCGATGCGCAAAAGCAAAGCACAAAGCAGCCGGAACCCCAGAGCTCCACGGCGGCCGATGCAACTGCCAGCTCTGCAACTGAGCCGGTGACCTATGACCAGGTGGCCAAGGCCATCACCGAGGCGGCAAAGGCCGACCGCGACCGCGTTGTCAAGACGCTGGGCATGTTCAACGCCAAGCGCGGCACCGAGCTGAAGCCCGAGCAGTTCGCCGACTTCCTGGCTGCGCTGGGCTGACATGAACGCACGCACCGCACGCTTGCTGGCGCGGGTCGCGCGAGCGCACTACCTCGCCGATCCACGCGACCCGCGCCAGCCCGAGGCGTCGGTGCTGGCGCAACTCAAGACCAGCTGGAACGCCACGCCGCCGGCCAAGCGCGACGAGACCCGCCGCATGTTGGTCAACACCTTCCACCAACTCATCGAGAGCAAACAATGAGCGCTCACGCAAAACTTTCACCGTCCAGCGCCGAGCGCTGGATGCGCTGCCCCGGCTCGGTGGCCCTGTGCGATGGCCTGCCGGACACGTCCAGCAGCTTCGCCGACGAGGGCACGGCTGCCCACCTGCTCGCGTCCACCGCGCTCGAAGCCGGCAATGACGCCGCCCACTACAAAGGCTACGGCATCGTCTTCGCCAAGTTCGATGGTGACGACCGATCGCAGTGCATGTGGGAAGACTTCGCCCAGCCGCCGATGGTCATCACCAGCCGCTACGAGGTGAATGCCGAGATGGCCCTGGCCGTCCAGGACTACCTCGACTACGTGCGCGGCGTCCAGGCCGCCACCAACGCCACGCTGATGGTCGAACAGCGCCTGAGCATTGAGTCCATCACTGGCGAGCCCGGCGCCCACGGCACCAGTGACGTGGTGCTGCTGGCTGAGCGCGAGCTGATCATCGTCGACCTGAAGTACGGGCGCGGCGTGGCCGTCGAGGCTGACGAGAATCCCCAGCTGCAGATCTACGCGCTGGCCGCCTACAACGAGTTCAGCCTGGCGCAAGACTTCGACACCGTGCGCATGGTGATCCACCAGCCGCGCCTGGGCGCTGTCAGCGAGTGGGTGCAGACCGTTGACGAGCTGCTGGCCTTTGGGGGCGAAGTGGCCGATGCCGCCGCACTGACCGCCCAGCCCGACGCGATGCTGAACCCCACCGCCAAGGGCTGCAAGTTCTGCAAGGCAAAGGCCACATGCCCTGCGCTGCGCGCCGAGGTGATGGAGATGTTCGAGAACGTCAAGCCCGCCACGGCCAACGCGGATCTGCTGGCCGAGGCCATGAGCAAGGCCGACTTGATCGAGGGCTGGGTGAAGGCCGTGCGCGCCGAGACCGAGTCCAAGCTGCTGGCCGGCGTCGGCATCCCCGGCTGGAAGCTGGTGCAGGGCAAGCGCGGCAACCGGGCGTGGTCGAGCAAGGAGCAAGCCGAGGAAGCGCTGAAGGCCATGCGCGTCAAGCACGACCAGATGTACGACTACTCGGTGATCTCGCCCACCACCGCCGAGAAGCTGGCCAAGGCCGAGGTGATCGGCCCCCGCCAGTGGCCCAAGTTGCAGGCCCTGATCACCCAGGCCGACGGCAAGCCCTCGGTCGCCCCTGAATCCGACAAACGTCCCGCGCTGGTCATGTCCGCGGTGGCCGAGGACTTCGACGACGTGACCGCCACCACCCCCGCAGACGCCTGCGACCTCCTGTAACTGCAGAAAGCCCATCATGAAAATCAAACTCTCCAACGTTCGCCTCGCCTTCCCCTCGCTGTTCGAGGCCAAGACCGTCAACGGTGAAGGCAAGCCCGCCTTCAGTGCTGTGCTGCTGCTCGACCCGGCCGACCCCCAGGTCGACGCCATCAACGCCGCCATCAAGGCCACGGCCGAAGAGAAGTGGGGCGCCAAGGCTGGCGGCCTGCTGGTGCAGATCAAGAAGGCCGACAAGACCTGCCTGCACGACGGCGACCTGAAGGCCAGCTACGACGGCTTCCCCGGCAACCTGTTCATCAGCGCCCGCAACCCGCTGCGTCCCCTGGTGGTCGACGCCGACAAGACGCCCCTGGTGGCCGCCGACGGCAAGCCCTACGCGGGCTGCTATGTCAACTGCAGCCTGGAGCTCTGGGCGCAGGACAACAACTATGGCAAGCGCGTGAACGCCACGCTGATGGGCGTCCAGTTCTTCCGCGACGGCGACAGCTTCACCGGCGGCGGCGTGGCCCGCGAGGACGACTTCGACGACGTCACCAGCGGCGCGACGGCCGACGACCTGGCCTGAGTTTCAACGGGGGCGCGAGTACCGCGCGGCTTGCAAACGTCAGGCGTCAATGACACCGCCACGGAACGCAGCGCCCCCACCTGAACAAGCGGGAGCTCGCAATCCGAGTCTCATCCCGCCCCGCATGAGGCAAACAGCCTCGGCATGCCAAGCCGCCCAGCCCGCACGCTTTGACCTGGACGGCCACGCACAAACCCCGCGAGCTGGCAAGCATTTGGGGGAATGCCGGGGAAGCGGGGCACCACCCACCAAGGAGACAGCAATGCCCAATCGCCCGACTGACATCATCCCCCGCCTGTGGTGGGACGGCCGCACCGGCGTCGCCCGCACTGATGGCGTGACCGTGGATCTGATCACCGCGCCACCGATCTGCGCGCACCTGGTCGAGATCGACTACGCACCCACCATGCGCGTGTCAATGATCCGCGAGAGCTCGCACGGCTGGCGCGAGATGACCGCCGACGAGCGCACCAAGGCCGACGAATTGCTCGCCTCAATGGCTGTTGTGGCGCACAAGGCGGTGGAAGCGTGAGTATTCGACGTTTCTGGACCGAGGCAGAGCTCGAACTGCTGCGGCGCAACTACGCCGACAGTCTCAGCCAGGACATCGCCACAGCGCTGGGCCGCCCTGTCGGCACTGTGCATCAGCAAGCCGCCAAGCTGGGCTTGAAGAAGAACCGCGACTGTGTGGCCGAGCGCGCACGCCAAGCGATGCAGGATCCAGCGCACGGCGGCCGCGCGCACCAGCTCAAGAAGGACAACGTGCCCGCCAACAAGGGCGTCAAGCACCCCAAAGGCTGGGCGCCCGGTGACATGGCGCGCACTCAGTTCAAGCCGGGTCAGATGCCACACACCTGGGTCCCGGTCGGCAGCTTCAGCATCAACTCGGTCGGCTACCTCGACAAGAAGCTCAGTGAAACACCCGGCGCGCGCCACCTGCGCTGGAAGCCCGTGCACCGCCTGGTCTGGGAAGAGGCCAACGGCCCCGTGCCCGCCGGCCACGTCGTGGTGTTCAAGCCCGGCCGCAAGACCATCGACCCCGCGCTGATCACGCTCGACGCCATCGAGCTGGTGAGCCGTGCCGAGCTGATGGCGCGCAACACCCTGCACAACATGCCGAAGGAGCTGGCCCAACTCGTCCAGCTGCGCGGCGTCCTCAACAGACAGATCAACCGCAAGGCCAAGGAGGCCGAAACAACATGAGCCACACCCACACCATCGACGATCTGCGCGCGCGCCTGTTCGACGCCATCGACGGCGTTAAGGCCGGCACTGTGAGCATCGATCAGGCCAAGACCATCAGCGACCTCAGCCAGGTCATCGTCAACACCGCCAAGGTGGAAGTCGATTACCTGCGCGCCACCGAGGGCGGCGAGTCGTCGTTCATCAGCAGCGCCGTCGGCCAGAGCAATCTGCCGCCCGGCATCACCACTTCGGTCGTGCATCGGCTGAAGGGCTGATCCGTGGCCACGCAAACCACCGTCGAGGTCAAGGTGCGCTACCGCAGCCAGACCTACATCGCCAGCGCACCGCGCGGCTTGCTCAAGGCCAGCAGCACCGCAGGGCCTGAGCAGGCCGCCCGTGCCCTGTCGCACAAGCTGTTCACAGGTGCAGCCGCAAAGGTCGCCCTGCTGCGCAAAGAAGGTGACTGCGAAGTTTGGGGCATCACTGCAATTACTCGCCACCGGATCCAGGGTTGAGACATGACCAAGCTCTGGCTCGATCTCGAGACCTACAGCGAGGTGCCAATCACCAACGGCACTCACGCGTACGCGGCCGGCGCCGAGATCATGCTGCTGGCATGGGCGCTGAACGACGGGCCGGTGTCGGTCCTGGACATGACGGCGGGAATCAAAGCGCCCAAGGAATTGCAACGCGCACTGGTAGATCGAAGCGTCGAAATCTGGGCGCAAAACAGTCACTTCGACCGCACGGTGATCCGGCAGGCAATGCCTGAACTGAGGGACCCGGCCCGCTGGCGGGACACGATGGTCCAGGCCCTGAGCCACGGCCTGCCGGCTGGCCTAGCCGCGATGTGCGAGGTGCTGAAGGTGCCGACCGACAAGGCCAAGGACAAGGCCGGCAAGCAGCTGATCCAGCTGTTCTGCAAGCCTCGCCCGGCCACCAGCAAGATCCGCCGCGCCACGCGCGAGACGCACCCGGTCGAGTGGGCGCGCTTCGTCGAGTACGCCGCGCTCGACATCGAGGCCATGCGCGAGTGCCACAAGCGCATGCCGACCTGGAACTACCCAGGCAACGCCAGCGAGCTGGCCCTGTGGCACCTGGACCAGCGCATCAACGACCGGGGCATGTGCATGGACGTGCCGCTGGCCCACGCCGCCGTGCGCGCAGTGGAGAAGGCGCAGACTGAACTGGCCCGCCGCACGGTCGAGATGACCGACGGCCAGGTGTCCAGCACCACCCGGCGCGACCAGCTGCTGATGCACGTCCTGGAGGCCTACGGCGTGGATCTGCCGGACATGCAGATGGCCACGCTGGAGCGTCGCATCGCCGACCCCGATCTGCCGCCCGCGCTGAAGGAACTGCTGGGCATCCGTCTGCAGGCCAGCACCAGCAGCACCAGCAAGTACAAGACGCTGATCCGCGCCACCAGCGCCGACGGCCGCCTGCGCGGCACCAAGCAGTTCAACGGTGCCGGCCGCACCGGGCGCTGGGCCGGCCGCCTGTTCCAGCCGGACAACATGCCCAGGCCCAGCCTGAAGCAGCACCAGATCGACCAGGGCATCGAGGCCTTGATGGCCGGGTGCGCGGACCTGATCACCGACAACGTGATGCAGCTCACCAGCAGCGCCATCCGGGGCACCATCGTCGCGCCCAAGGGCAAGAAGCTGGTGGTCGCCGACCTGTCCAACATCGAAGGCCGCGACCAGTCATGGCTGGCCGGCGAGGAATGGAAGCTGCAGGCTTTCCGCGATTACGACACCTACGCGCTCGACGAACTCGGCCAGCGCATCCCTGAGAAAGACGACTTCAAGCGCGTCGGCCCCGACCTCTACAAGCTGGCCTACAGCAAGAGCTTCGGCGTCAAGCCCGACGCGGTCAGCAAGGATCAGCGCCAGGTGGGCAAGGTGCAGGAACTGGCCCTGGGCTACGAGGGTGGCGTCGGCGCGTTCGTCACCTTCGCCGCTGCTTACAACATCGACCTGGAGGATCTGGCCGAGCAGGTGCTGCCGGTGGCGCCGCAGTGGGCCGTCAACGAGGCCAGCAGCTTCCACGCCTGGACCGAGTTGCAGCGCCGCCCGACCTTCGGCCTGAGCCGCGACGCGTTCGTCGCCTGCGATGCCGTCAAGCGCAGCTGGCGCGAGGCACACAGCAACATCGCCGCGCACTGGGCTGAGCTCAAGAGCACGGTGATCGCGGCCATCGAGCAGCCCGGCAAGACCCTCACCTGCCGGCGCGTGAAGATCCGGCGCGACGGCAACTGGCTGCGCATCGGCCTGCCCAGCGGCCGCGCCGTCTGCTACCCCTCGCCCCAGGTGATCGATGGTGCGATCACGTACATGGGCCTGAACCAGTACAGCCGCAAGTGGTGCCGCTTGAAGACCTACGGCGGCAAGCTGTTCGAGAACATCTGCCAGGCCGTGGCCCGCGACGTGATGGCCCACAACATGCCCGCCATCGAGGCCGCCGGCTACGAGATCGTGCTGACCGTGCACGACGAAGTGATCTGCGAAGCGCCCGACGACGCCGCGTTCAACCCCGAGCACCTGGCCGGCCTGCTGGCCGCCAATCCACCCTGGGCGCCAGACATGCCGCTGGCCGCTGCGGGCTTTGAAACCGACCGATATAAAAAGGACTGACCACCATGACTGCGAAATTCCAGGCCCAAGTC